GAAACAAATAACACTGCTGCCATCATAGATAGTAATGAGTTTGTCGCAGACATCTTCATTAAACCTGCAAGATCAATCAACTTTATTGGTCTTACCTTCGTTGCCACAAGAACTGGCATCTCGTTCGATGAAGTTATTGGAACTGTTTAACAAGAGGTAATTAAAGAAAATGGCAACCCAATTTAACAGACCACCACTCAGAACGATCACCGACTTCAAGAGCAAGATGGCCGGTGGCGGTGCAAGACCGAATCTGTTCGAGGTGGAACTCGTCTTTCCTGATCCAATCGCTATCGAGAATGACGTTAAAGAAAAATCAAGGTTCTTGGTAAAAGCTGCTCAGTTACCAGCATCTAACATCACACCGATTGAAGTTAACTTCAGAGGTAGGATTCTTAAGATCGCTGGAGACAGAACCTTCGATACATGGACAGTAACAGTTATTAATGATGTTGACTTCGCCATTCGTTCCGCAATGGAAAAATGGATGGACTTCATTAATAGTATGGAAGATGCAACTGGATCACAAGATCCTGCAGAGTATCAACCAGATGCTTATGTTCATCAATTAGATCGTGATGGATCTACACTTAGAACCTATAAGTTCCATGATGTATTCCCAACAAACATCAGTGCAATTGACCTAAGTTACGAAACGGTTGATAGTGTTGAAGAGTTTACCGTTGAATTCCAAGTCCAGTGGTGGGAAGCAATCAAGGGCACCGGAGCTAATGCCGGTGGAGAGGCAATCAACTAGACGTTGATTTATTTGATAAATAGTGTATAATAGAATATAAAGACGTTATACAATGCCTAAACTTTTTGGTTTCTCTATTGATGATTCAGATAAAAAACCTGATTCAGTAGTCGCCCCCGTTCCTCAGAATAATGAGGACGGGGTTGACTATTTTATTAATTCTGGTTTTTATGGTCAGTATGTTGATATAGAAGGAGTATATAAAACAGAGTACGATCTGATAAGAAGATATCGTGAGATGGCTTTGCACCCAGAGTGTGACAATGCTATTGAAGATGTGGTTAATGAAGCGATTGTGAGTGATCTATATGATTCACCTATCGAAATCGAACTATCAAATGTAAATGCAAGTGATGGTTTGAAAGATAAGATTCGATCAGAATTTAGACATTTAAAGGAAATCATGGACTTTGATAAAAAGTCTCATGAAATATTCAGAAACTGGTATGTTGACGGAAGACTTTACTACATGAAAGTTATTGATGTCAAAAGACCTCAAGATGGAATACAAGAATTAAGATATATTGACCCGATGAAGATGAAATTCGTCAGGCAAGAAAAGAAGACGGGAAATAATCAAAGAGGTAACGGTAATGGTATTATTGATTATAGTAATATCAAAGATGTAACAAAGAATGCATATCCTGATATTGAAGAATATTATATTTACACACCAAAACCAAATTATCCAATAGGTGTCATGTCACCTGTTTCATCAGGTCGTGAAAAAAATATCAAGATTGCAAAAGATTCAATCACATATGTAACATCAGGTTTATTTGATCGTAATAAGGGAACTTGTTTGTCTTATATGCACAAAGCGATAAAGGCATTAAATCAATTAAGAATGATTGAAGATAGTCTTGTAATTTATAGATTATCAAGAGCACCAGAAAGAAGAATATTTTATATTGATGTTGGTAATCTTCCAAAGGTAAAAGCGGAACAATACTTGAAAGAGGTGATGAGTCGCTATCGTAACAAGTTAACTTATAATGCTCAAACTGGTGAAGTTAGAGATGATCGTAAGTTTATGTCAATGATGGAAGATTTTTGGTTGCCAAGAAGAGAGGGTGGTCGTGGTACTGAGATTACAACACTTCCCGGTGGACAAAATCTTGGAGAACTATCTGATATTGAATACTTCCAGAAAAAATTATATCGTGCACTTGGAGTTCCAGAATCAAGAATTGCATCTGAAGGTGGATTTAATTTAGGTAGATCATCAGAAATTTTGAGAGATGAACTTAAGTTTAGTAAGTTTGTTGGTAGATTGAGAAAAAGATTCGGTAACATGTTCAATGATATGTTAAGGACTCAATTAATACTTAAGAACATAGTTACACCAGAAGATTGGGATTCAATGAGTGATCATATTCAATATGATTTCTTATATGACAATCAGTTTGCAGAACTCAAAGAATCTGAAATGATGAATGAAAGATTGGGTCTTGCAGCAACTGTTGAACCATATCTTGGTAAATATTATTCAACTGAATATCTTCGTAAGAAAGTTCTACGTCAATCTGATACTGAAATTGCAGAAATTGATGAGCAAATTGAACAGGAAATTAAAGATGGTATTCTTCCAGATCCTAATGCAGTTGATCCAATTACAGGAGAACCAACTGGTGGAGATTTAGGAGATGTTCCATTAGATGATGATTTGGAATCACAAGGTGCAGTCACTGATGCACAGTTAAGTCAAGATACTAAAACTGCAGAGATATAAGTGCAATTTATACATTTGGTAGAGGGTGCATATTCTAAAGATTCATGCACCTTTCTTATAGATTATTTTGAAACTAATATTAGTTCCGCTAGACCCGGAGGAGCAGGAAAAGATAAGTTAAAAAATTTAGAAATAACTCTTGATATTGATTTTCAAAATCCCAATCCTAACAATTTTGGATTGGAAAATACTTTGTCTAATGTTTTATATCAGTATAAAAATAAATTTCCTTTACTTGATACAAATATTGGAAGATGGCATGTGAGTCCTACTTGTCAGTTATCAAAATATGAACCCAATAATTATTATGAAAATATTCATTGTGATGTTGGTAAAACCTGTAGAAATCGAATATTTGCATGGATGATTTATTTGAACGATATTAAGGTTGGTGGGGGTACATATTTTGTACATCAAGAGTTTACTACAAAACCAATTTCTGGTAATCTTTATATCTGGCCAGCAGGTTGGACACACATGCATGTTGGAGTAAATGCTCCACATGAAACAAAATATATTCTCACAGGATGGGTTGAGTATGTTTAGACACCAAAAAGTAACAGATATAAATAAAATATATACCTAATCTAAATATGGAAAACATTATTGACATGATTGCGACTGATTCTGAACCTGCAAAGATTTCAGATGAACTCAAAGATTTATTATATCAAAAGGCTGCCAAGAGAGTTGAAGATATTCGACCTGAGATTGGTAATTCAATGTTTGATGAAATTGAAGATGAAATTGAGGTAGATACTGAACCACAAGAGGAAGAATAATGACTCAAAGAACTCTTGTAAAGGGAGCAGAGGCAGCACTACCAGTAAATGTTGGAACAGCATCAACATTTTCTGGAGCAACAGTTGTTCGTTTAGTTAATACTGCAACAAATGCAGATCATTTAGTGACACTTGCAACTGCAGCAAATGGTAGCACTGTGGGATCCTTTACATTACTAAGAGGCACTGTAGAGTTCTTGGAGAAAAATCCAGAACAAGCGGTGTTTGCTGCCAACGCTGCTGTGAAAGGCGCAAAAGTAGGATTTACTGGTTAAAAAAATGAAACTAATTACAGAAGAAGTCCAAAAGGTTAAATTTATAACTGAAGGCAAAGGTGCAAACAAAAAATTGTATATCGAAGGTGTTTTCTTACAAGGAGATATAAAAAATCGTAATGGTAGATTATATCCTGTAAGTACTCTTGCAAAAGAAGTAAATCGTTATAATGAACAATTTATTCAGAAGGGAAGAGCACTTGGAGAACTTGGACATCCAGACGGCCCTACTGTTAATTTAGATCGTGTATCTCATAAAATAACTTCACTTCGTCAAGAGGGAAATAATTTTAGAGGTAAAGCACAACTTCTTTCAACACCTATGGGTAAGATTGCATCTAATCTAATTGGTGAAGGAGTAACCCTCGGAGTCTCGTCTCGTGGTGTTGGATCACTTAAAGAAGATTCTGCATCTGGATGTAAAGTAGTTGGTGAAGATTTTATGTTAGCAACTGCTGCTGATATTGTTGCTGATCCATCAGCACCTGATGCATTCGTATCGGGAATTATGGAAGGAAAGGAATGGGTTTGGGAAGGAGGAATTCTTCGTGAACAACTTGCAGAAAAAACTGCAAAGAAAATCAACACTTTAGTTGATCAAAATAAATTAGAGGAGCATAAACTTGGATTATTCCAAGATTTCTTAGCAAATCTGTAACATTATAAATAAATATAGTTTTATTATTTACTAATAAAAACACATGTCCGTTGGTCAAAATTTACAAGAAATGGAAAACGTAGTAACCAAAGGGGCAAAACCAGCTGATCCACAGCAAAAGGGATTGTCCATATCAACACCCGGTCAAACTGGGTCGTATGAAGATTTAGGAGGGCCTACTCCTGAGAATTCTCGTCCAGATGATGACTCGAATAAGTTGAAAACACCCGGCACAACCTTAAAACAGGTTAAGGATATTGTCAACAAAGGTGCAAAACCTGCAGATCCACAGCCAGCGGGTATGAAAGAAGAGGAGAATGTCGAAGGCGAAGTAGTCGCTGAAGATCCTGAAATCTCCGAAGACGATGTAGTTTCTGAAGAAGAGACTGCAGAAGTCGATGAAACTCAAGAAGTTGTTGCCGAAGAGGAAGCAACTGAAGAAGAGGAAGTAGTTGAAGAAGAGGAAATTGACATCGAAGCAGATGTACAAGCACTCTTTGAAGGCGAAGAACTTTCTGAAGAGTTTCAAAATAAAGCAAGAACAATCTTTGAAGCAGCAATTAATGCAAAACTTGCTGAAGTTAAAGAGAGTGTTCAAGCTCAATACGAAGAGCAACTTGTAGAAGAAGTTGCTGCAATTAAATCTGAACTTGAA